TCTGCGTATCACCGAAGCAAGCTTTTTTACCTATTTGAGCATCTCTTCAACTGTTATCAACTATAACTTCGGCCAACAGGGTTTTAAATATACGCCGCCAGCTGGGTTTCAGGCGCTGAACACTAAAAACCTGCCTATACCCACTGTTCATGATGGAACGGAATACTTCAACACCGTCACGTATTCCGGCGATAATTCATCTTCCAGGACCATATCAGGTGTTGGCTTTCAGCCTGATTTTGTTTGGATTAAAAACAGAACCGATTCAGGGCCTTATCACATACTGACAGATGTTGTGCGGGGAGGAGGTAAAACAGTATTTAGTAATGACACCTCAGCGGAAGTAACGAATCCTGGGGCTGGATACGTTAGTGGATTTGCTGCTGATGGCTTTGAGCTGTCCTCTAGTGGATCTTTTAAGACAAATGTAAATGCCTCAAGCAAAAATTACGTTGCGTGGAACTGGAAAGCAGGCGGTGCTTCCTCAAATAATCAAGATGGATCAATAACCAGTGATGTGAGCGCAAACCCTGAGGCGGGTTTTTCGATTGTAAGCTGGGGGGCTAGATCAACGGCTGGAACGGTTGGACACGGTTTAGGTGTTGCCCCGCAGGTGATTATCATGAAAGATCGTGATACCTCCTCATACCCTTGGTTGATTTATCATCAAGACATTGGAATTCAAAAATATCTTGCATTTTCCACGGCTGCTCCAGTATCAACGTCAACCGCGTTCAGTACAGCTCCAACATCTACAGTATTTGACCCTGGAACGGGAGTCATATCAGGCAACAGTTATTTCAACATGATCGCTTACTGCTTTGCTGAAGTTGAGGGCTACAGCAAGTTCGGCAGCTACACAGCGAATGGATCTTCTAGTGGCCCGTTTGTGTATACAGGTTTTAAGCCTGCATTTGTAATACTAAAGGGCGCAACTTCTAATATTAATTGGCAAATAAAAGATAATAAAAGAGATCTCTACAATCCTGTTCGCAGTCGTCTATGGGCAGATCTTTCTGACGCTGAAGCGCAGGGAACTGATATGGATTTCTTGAGCAATGGTTTCAAAATTAGAGAATCTGGCAACGCAACAAATACATCGGGAGTCGTCTATATCTACATGGCGTTTGCCGAGACCCCTTTCAAGTACGCCAACGCACGCTAATCTGTTCTCATGGCCTTCCTCCTCAACGGTCAGCCTCTTGGCGTAGACCGTCCTTTCACAGATGCAGACGGTACGCAGTACCCAGCTAACTGGCTGCGTCGTGCTTCTGCTGACGAGAAAGCAGCAGTCGGGATTACTGAGGTCGCTGACCCTGAACCGTATGACCAGCGGTTTTATTGGGGCGTTGGCAACCCCAAGGCACTTGCAGATGATGGGGAGGACAAGGGTCTTAAGTCCGTATGGGTAGCAGCGCAGAAAGAGATTGCCGCCACGTTGCTTGCACCGACTGATTGGTACGTCACCCGCAAAGCAGAAACTGATGTTGCTGTCCCTTCAGCGGTAAGCACATATCGAGCTGCTGTTCGGACTACCTGCGGCACACGCGAAACTGAGATCAACGCTTGTACGACCACAGACGAATTGGCAGCGTTGCTGACTAACCCTGCTGAGGTGTTGGACAGCGAGGGCAACATGGTTGCGAATACTGAGTCGTTTATCACTCGCTGGCCCGATAGACTCAGCTGAGGAGGTGCGCCATGGCCGTTAGTCCTGGGACCTATAACTTCGTACTTCAGCGCAGAAGCGACTGGAGTGTAATTTTGCAATTTAAAGACAGCGATGACGCGGCGATCGACTTAACTGGCTACACCGTGTATGCGCAAGCATGGAGCAAACCGCGCTCAACAAAATACGCTGACTTCACGGTCGCTTACACAAGCCGTACAGACGGCAAGGTGACAATCAGTTTGACGGACACGCAAACCAGCACGTTCCCTGATCAGCTCAACTACGACGTTTTGCTTGAGAACGGATCAGGGTTGCGCGAGTATTACCTGGAAGGGGTTATCACTGTCTCGGAGGGCTATACCACGCCATGACATCGGTTAACGTCACCACAGACGGCAAGACGACAGTCGTCAAAGATACGACGACTAACACTGTTTCTATTACGACGACAGGGCCTCAAGGTCCTGCAGCTTCTGGTTTCGATTTCGATGGAGCCGCTAAGGTGGACAGGAGCATTGTCTATTTTGATGATGCATCTAGTCAGTTCAAAGCTGACGCGACCATCACCAAAACTACGCTCACAGACGGGGGCAACTTCTAGCCATGGCCAACACTCTTCGGATCAAGCGCAGGGCGTCTGGAGGTTCGGCGGGAGCACCTAGCTCGCTTGAAAATGCTGAGCTTGCCTACAACGAGTCAGATGCTGGAAATGGCATCTTGTATTACGGCCTTGGCACAGGTGGGGCTGGAGGATCCGCAACAAGTGTTGTTGCGATTGGTGGCGATGGCGCGTATTGCACTCTGAGTGGCAATCAAACAATCAGCGGCAATAAAACGTTCACCGGAACGGTTGACCTTAGTGGTGCCACGCTGTCTGGCAACACCACGTTCAGCAACAACCTGACGGTTTCAGGAAATTTGGTGGTGGACGGTACTACCACCACCGTAAACAGCACCACGGTGACGGTGGATGACAAGAACATCGAGCTGGGCTCCACAGCCAGTCCGAGTGATTCTTCCGCCGACGGTGGAGGCATAACCCTTAAAGGCAGCACTGACCACACTTGGAATTGGGTCAACTCCACCGACGCTTGGACATCCAGCGAGCATATTGATCTCGCTTCTGGCAAAGAGTTCAAGATCAATGGGACCAGCGTTCTTAGCGGTAGCACTCTTGGTTCTGGCGTTACTGGCTCCAGCCTTACCTCTGTTGGCACGCTGAGCAGCGGAACGTGGTCAGCAAGCACCATTGCCGTTAATAAAGGCGGCACGGGTCAGACCAGTTACACGAACGGTCAGCTGCTAATTGGCAACTCAACCGGCAACACGCTTACCAAGGCGACTCTGACCGCTGGCGATAACGTCACGATCACTAACTCTGCCGGTGGTATCACTATTGCGGCATCAGGCGCACCTGTTGCTGGTGATGGCATCGACGTAAGCGGCAGCACCGTCAGCATCGACGCCAAATCGAATGGTGGGCTTGTTATTGAGAGCAGTGAATTAGCTGTTGATTTAGGTGCATCCAGCATTACTGGAACGCTTGCAGTTGGAGATGGTGGCACAGGTGCAACTTCTGCTTCTGGTGCCAGGACGGCCCTAGGCCTTGCAATCGGCAGCGATGTCCAGGCCTATAACGCGAAGTTGGCTGCTGTTGCTGGCCTTGCTGTTACTGACGGCAACATCATTGTCGGCAACGGCAGCACATTCGTTTCTGAAGGTGGTGCAACCGCTAGAGCCTCTTTAGGCCTCACCATCGGCACAAACGTCCAGGCATACGATGCTCAGCTCGACACTTTTGCTGGAGCTGCTTCTGCAACAGCAACTGCTCTGGTCGCACTGACTTCTACTGAAGTTGCAATTCTGGATGGCGCAACAGTTACAACTGCTGAGCTAAACATCCTTGACGGTGTTACTTCTACAGCTTCAGAGCTGAACATTCTCGACGGTGTCACGGCAACCACCGCTGAGATCAACAAGCTCGATGGCCTCAATGCCAGCACCACAGAGCTAAACATCGTTGATGGCAGCACCTCTGCAACTTCAACCACACTTGCAGCAGCAGACCGCATGGTGATTAACGATGCTGGAACGATGGTTCAGGTCGCATTGAGTGACCTCGTTACTTTCCTCGAGAACGGAACCGTCAGCGGCTTTGAGCTAGATGGCGGCACCTTCTGAGGTCTAAGCAATGGCTAATACCATCAAGCAAAAACGGGGCACCTCTGATCCAGGTGCCTCAGATCTTGTTGTAGGCGAGCTTGCTATTAACACCACTGATGGTGGTGTATTTACCAAGACTGATGGTGGATCGGTTGTAGAGGTTGGCGCAGGCGGCGCCACTGTTGCCGATGATTGCATCTACGAGAACTCTCAGACTATTTCGTCTAACTACACAATCAGCACTAACAAGAACGCTATGAGCGCAGGGCCGATTACTGTCAACGCAAGCGTGACAGTCACGATACCCTCTGGAAGTACCTACACAATCATTTGATGCAACGCCCTGACCCAATGATCGCCGCTAAGCCTGGAGCGGAGGACATACAGGCCATGGCCTCAAGAGTGCTGTGGATCAACGAGTTGTATTTCCTTGATGGTCGCGATCAAATCAGCCATCCGCAGCATGGTTTGTACACCGGCCTAACCAACAAATATGCGCTGCTGGAGTCAACTGACGGCATCTAATGGCTAAATCAATCAGCGGGCAAAATTTTGTCCCTAGCAAACCAAAAAAGACTCGTCAAGGGGATGGATCACATTCAAAACCGTCCCATGGACGAAAGAAGTATCGTGGCCAAGGAAAACGTTAGTTCTCTTTCCAATGTTCAAACTTCTCATTGCGAGTGGTGTCGCCGTTTCAGCAGCTGCGCTGGCATCTCCTGCGCTCGCCGACGTGTATGTAAACCCTGAATTCAACGGTGGTTCCTACGGCAACGATTGGCTGGGTGGAACCCTCAACCTTGATGTGGGTTACGAAACCTCTGATGGTGTGTATTCCTTCTACATCCAAGGCGGTCCTGCAGTTGTCATGCCTGACGGCCTTGACCAAGAGCTGGAACTCGCTGGCAAATTTGGTGGCTCTGTCGCCGTAAGCGAGAAAGCCTCTGTCTATGGCGAACTCAGCGGCATCACTGGCGATGAGTTTTCTGTTGGCACCAAAGTTGGCATGAAGTACAGCTTCTGAGCTACTTTTTAATCGCAGATCTGCCCCCTCTCCTGGTTCTCACACAGCAGGAGGGGGTTTTTTATCAATGCGATTATGAGCACCAAACTCAACGGCAACAGGTTCTCCCCAATGGGTAGCCGCGTTCCAACAGAGCTTTTGCCAACCGCTATCCGTTATGAACATGCACGAGCCGTGCTGTTTGATCAATTTGGTCAACACAGCAAAGCTAGGGAGTGCGAGAAATTGAAGCGCTATTACGAGCGCCGTAGCATGGATGAGTGTGTTTAAGACTCATGCAAAAGGTCTACAACGTGCTTGGCGTACTGGGCTTTGTGATGTCCGGGACGCTGGTTGGGCTGAGCATTGCTGCTTTTGCTCAAATTCCAGGGATGATCGATGACATGGCCGCCGACATGATGGATGACATCACCGGCAAGGTAACTGAGATGGTCCCAGGTCAAATTGACGAGGCCATGCCAGAGTTGCCGACCAGCACTGGACCGGCTGTGCCGTTCAAAGTTCCATGAGCGATCAGGTCAACTCACCAGCGCACTACACCAAAGGTCGCGTCGAAGCTATCGAGGTGATCGAAGATGTGGTCGCTGGTGCGCCTGATGCTGTAACTGGCTATCTGGTGGGGCAGACCATGAAGTACTTGCTGCGGGCATGGCACAAGGGCAACACCGTGCAAGACCTGCAAAAAGCAGCTTGGTATTTGAACCGTGCTATCGAGCGATTTAAGCCTTGACACAAGAAAACCCCGCCTAGGACGGGGTTCTCAGGTGCCTCGCGCCCCTAAGGGCCTGTGCGACTTAGGGCAGCCGGTGCAATGCATCGGAAGCCAGCATGACCTGCTCAACTACTCCATCTGCCCGTGATCAGTCCGGCCCCGTAAGGGGGGATGCAGTGCCGAAGCTGGCTGCATCTCAGTAGTGAGCACTGGCAAGAGATTCCACACTTCTCTGGTCAGGAGGGGGCCACTTGTCAGCAGCGATATCTTGGCTTTGCCTTGGCCTTTAGTCAAGTAA